ATCCGCTAAAACCTAACGGTCGGCAAGAACTACTTCTCTGCCGAGTTCGCACTTATCAACTCGCAATGTTACAAGCGCGTTGGTTCACAGATGATCCTCCAGGGGTACCTTAACCTTAAATTGGTTCTAGGAATTTCCTCCGGTGGGGACACGCCCGCTACGCCCGAGCAGCTCGGGAAAGACCTGTCGGCTATGATGCACAGTTGTTCCTGGTCCTCGCGGTGCCTTTCGAAGGCACTTAGCGGGTTCACGAACGAACGTGCGGAGCACGGCTTCCAGCCTAACTGGTTCCTGCCTGTCACCCTTGGAGGGTACGGCGTGGATCCGGCGTTCGCGCCGGATGAGCTCAAGCTCACCAGAGAACAACGGCTGGTCGCGAAGCGCTTTATGCTCAACCCAAAGTTGCAGCTCTTCCAAACGGTTGGAGATGCGACGGTGGTCGAGTGCGCATTCAAGCGACAGATCAAAGTCTCAACGTCAATGAGAGTCCTCGATCACGAGGCAGAGGCGGCAGCCCGAAGGGCGCGCCAAAGGCACCGAAAGGACGCGCGTGACTTCACGCCCGTCGCGGACCCGCGCTTGCGGTCCGAGAGCTCCGACGACAACGCTGACGTCGTCCAAGGGAGCTGGGATGCCCTGCCCGAGTGGATTCCTGAAGGAACGCTGCCCGACCCAATTGTCGTCACACCAGAAATGGTGGAAGAGCGACGGTCGGACGCTAGGTTCTTCAACAAGGAGTTCCGATCTTGGATTGACGATCCTATAGCCTCACAGCAGATGCAGATGGAGCGCGCGGCGACTTTTCGCAACGCAATCCACAGCACGCCGATGAGGGACCCAGTCTGGATCCTCCGGAGCTCAAAGCTCATGAGGAGATTCGGTCGCGTCGTGCCAGTTTCACCGGCAACCGACGCCGAGATCGTCGAGTGGTGGACCCCTGAATTTCTCACACGTGAGACCTTCAAGATCCGCCCCCTCTCAACGCTTCGCGACCCACTTGCAGGTGGCCGCGTGGCAGATGGTCCGCCCGAAGCGGAGTCGTCAACGGAAGAACTTCCCGTGACGCTCGGCGACGGCGGTTCGTATGAACCCGCTACTCCCTCATCAGAGTGGTAGTAGCCTCTTTGTCCTCACCGCTGGGTGGGTCAGCTGGCATGTCACGCGTAGTTTGCGTCGTGACCGCTGCTGTGGGAAGTGTTTCGCTCTGTTGTGCCTTGGCACTACGGAGTGAACCACAACTCACTAACCTGACTCCATCCTCGACGGTGAAGGAGCTTCTTGCGCGCACGCTTTTAGGACGGTAGGCCGTTTAACCTACCACGCGCTGCAAAGAGAGCCGAACTCAACACTCGGTGCTGT